CACGGTTTCTGCTCGGTACACTTTCAAGTCCGTCGTCGTTTGGACCATCGACGACGCGATCCACGTTACGATTGCCAAGATAAGGGCGGGCATTATCGCCTGTAAGAGTATCTGCCACCATCGCGGTAGCCGCTTGTCCACGTTCACCATCAGAATCTGACCCCCAGTAGAAGTTGTCCGTTCACGTTGCCGCCCGGTTCCAGTCCGGCTGTCCCTTTTATAGAGGGGTACACCGGTCCCGTTCTTAAAGGTAGATATTCCAATTCCCCCTGTATCGTGTTTCTCCCCACCACTCCATACCAAACCCCACCATGCCATTCTCGCTCCAATCCCCAGAACGGGATTTTTTCCTGTCGGAGCAATATCCCACCCCGGTATACGTTGTCAGCACCCGGCCCAATCGTTGCAATCGCAGTAGTGTTTCCCCTGTGCGGGGCAACCGTCGCAACCGCTATTACGTTGTCGCGAACGAACGCCAACTCTGGCATTTTTAGGGCTGACCCGAGGGCTGGCTTGTCCAGATAGATGATTTCCTTCGGGCCGGGTACTGGCACCGCTTTTTCTATTATTCGCTCTATTACCTTCCCCGGCTTTCCCGGGGGTAGAGGGGCCACGATTAATGGTCCCTGTGGTTGTTGGACCGGCGGTGCCGGTTTCGTCAGTGCCAAATAAATCAGAAAGGCACATATGGCAAGGACGAGGGTCCCAATGTGGGTGAACACAGGGTGGTTGGCAGATAAGGTTTTCAGGTTTGCCCACATTGGCTCTCCTATTCTCCGAGGATCGACACTTTAGTCGTCCGATATAGATACGACGCGAGTGCGCCTGACATGAACCCTTTTACCGCGTCGTCGAACGTGTACTGCGTGTCCCTTTCGAGAAAGTAGCAGAAGACCATTCCAATCAAAGTCGGGGCAAAAGGAAGTAACCGCGTCCACCATTTGCCCGCTTCTACCTGGGTCGTACGTTCGCCCTCTTTCAACATCATCAACGTGGGGGCCGGGAGGTAGTATTTTATGATCTGCGTCAAGACGACCGCCGCCACTACTGCCTTCATGTTCACAAACTGCTGTATTATCAACAGGTAATCCAAGATTACACCCTCCCCTGATTTCGACGTCACACCAAGTACAGTTACCTCTCGGCCCCCAACACTTGCCCTTCATTTAAGCCCTTGTAGCCTTCTGCCAAGCACCAACAGCCGTGATAAGAGCAGAAGAAGCCCCGCGAATCTGGGCATCAGAAAATCCGGTAATTTGAAATCCGGCACCTGTGGCTAACCCCACTACGGCGTCGGTGATGATGACGTTGTATTCCGCTGTCGGAATGGTTCCCGTGGAGTTCGTCTGTGGCAGGGACTCCATCAGGGCGACGAGTGCGCCGATGAGTAACTTGATTCCTTCGATCATATTATTTCCTCCCGTTTTTATCCATCAAATAGTAGAACGTTACCGCGAAGATTACGAATACTGCCCCTCCGAGCCAGTAACTCATTTCATCTACCGATCCTTAGTGTTGGGCCGGTCCCAACCCCCGTCACCTGCAAGAGCCAGATGATAAGAATGACTGCCGCAACGATGCTTACGACGATGACGATTACCCGCTTGATGCCGGGGTCCATGGGAATCAGCGCAAGCGCGATCCCGATGGCGACGAGGAGAATCAACGCGACGAATAGCGACATGTTACCCTCCGATCTTCGCCTTGAGAGCGAGATACGCCTCCTCGATTTGCTTGCGCTGGCGCACCGCCTCTGCGAGTGCGGCCTCGATCACCGCTTTGTTCCTGCGGTAGTAAATCACGGCGGCGACGGCCCCCACGATTACCCCGAGAAGAAATATGAAGATGTTCTGCATTATTCACCCCCTACGGTTTGATGGTTAGCCCAGACGGTGCGGTGCAAGACGGGGTTGGCGGGGGCGGGGCAGGAGCCTTATAAATCGTATGTCGGAATTGAGGACTCTCTGGGCCATCAAACTCCCGCATCGCTCCGGTTTCATCGGGCCAAGAAATGGCCGCGCTTGCAGTAATATATACGTTATCGCCAGGAACGAGGGGAACCCACCCCGGCACGGCGTTCGTCGCCGCCCACTCGTTCATCTTCTTCATAATATAGGTGTTGTCACCCGATACTCCCCACGATGACCCGCCATTTCTGGTTTCGCCAAAATAAGTTTTGGCAGAGATGTTCCCCACCTTCCACCCCCGGAGGTAGACAGTGATCCGGGCCTTGTCCGTTGCGCTGATGGTGGTTCCATCAACATAGGTGGTAGGCAAGTCCCACGAAATCGTCTCTGCGCCCACCACCAGCGGGGATAGGAGCAGACCGATAAGAAGAAATTTCCAGAACTTCATGTTAATCCTCCTTCTTGTTTTATTTCATTAGTTCGGTGGTTAGGACGGCCTCCTCCAACAAGTCCAAGCACCGGTCCAGCCACCCCTGTATGTATTTCACCTTCACCGGGTTCTCCCTGATCTTCCGCAAATAATACCTGATGCGGAGATCGAGGTAGGCCACGCTCTGCCACCCGGGACCCAGATGACCCTTGGCCATGTATAGCATGGTTCTGGCCGCCCCGGGACCCGGGTTTATGCACGAGTCGAAGTGCACTACGTCCAACGGGAACGGCAGGTCGTCGCACCCGTTGGGTAGCCAGTACCTTTTCAGGTAAATCTCGGTCGCCCCCTCGACCGTCAGGTTGGCAATATCCACGTCCGGTTCGTACCGCTTGCAGATGCCATACTTCGTCTCCCCACCGGGGTCGTCCGGGTCGTTCGAGTACCCGCCTTCGTGCTCCAGCACATGCCGCATGGCGGCCGTGAAGTTTTCTCTCATCTCTTCCTCCTCTACACCGAGGTGTATTCGTCAACGTAAACGTTCGCGTCGTACTCCACGCAGGACAGTTTGACTTCCTCGTTTGGGAACTCCTCCGTTTCGATCACCCGCATGATCTTATCTATCCACCCGGCAGACGGATGAGTGACTGTTACCAGATCGCCCGGCTCGATGGCGAGCCCCATCTGCCCGGTAATGAACTCGCAGGTGTTCCCCAGTTGCGCTTGAAGCCCCAATGTCTGCGCCATCCGGTGCGCTTGATCTCGGTAGACGAGGGCCGGTAGGCTGATCGTATGTTCGTTCACGGCGACGTCCAGAGGGATGACCGGATCGACCGGCTCAAAGATTACATCCGTCTGCGCGTAATTAAGGGCGCGATCCGTGTACTTCACCCTCACCCGATTCGGACGCTCCGATATGGGGGTCTGGTTGATCGTGAACGACCCGGCCTTGATGTTGTCGTCATCGAACGCGTAGACCGGGGTTCCGGTCTTGTCCACGTTCAGTTTGTAGACCCCCTGCGTGTAGGTCAGATATCCTCGGAAGTGGGCGCAGATGTCTTTTACAACGTCTGCCGCCGCTTGGGAGTCGTACAGAATCCCGTTGTACTGGTATCCACGGTGGGCAAGAGTGGCGTAGGTGAAGGACAGATTCGCAGTTCCGGCTGGCTGTTCCCCGAGAACGATAGTTGCATCTCCCCCGGAGTAATTAACCTTCGCCCACCCGCCGTTGTTGCCAAGGAAGATACCGGAACCGGAACTTGTTTCGCTGAAGGTTTCAATGGCGTTGGAACTTGCATCCCAAACGGTCATGTCAACGCCATTTGACACCAGCCATTCATTCCCTGCGGTGAACTTCAATCCCCAGTTGGAGAAGAAGTTTACTTGAATGGATCGTGCGTCGGCGTAATTGACCCATCCCCCGTACCCCTCTTGGTCGGTAACCGCCGCGTATTCGTACATCGGATCAATGGTTATTTGTCCCGTTGCGAAATCGACCGACCCTGCGAGGAACGGTGGGGTAATGAATACTGGGACAGGGCCATTCCCAGTATCGGATGTAGCCATCCACCACGCGGGGTTGTTTACTGCGGAAGAATATATGGCCCCCGCGCTGTCGGCGTAGTATATCCATTTTGCGTTCCCCGAAAAATTACCCCATTGGTCGTTGACTCTGCCGTTCACTTCAATCCTGATAGAGCCGGGGTTCGTCGGAAGGCGGGTTATGGAGTTCGCAAGGATTCCGTTCGCGCTTCCGGTAGTATAGGCAAAGGTATAGGGCGAACTTGTAGCACCAACCGGGTACATCTCAATATAACCGTAGGGCTTCCCCTCCGTTGCAACGTCGATCATCGTGTTAGTTTCCCCGGTATAGGTATCGCCCGATCCTGCCGTGAAAGAACTGACTCCTTGGAATGAGGAAAGATCGATCTTGCTGGACGGGATTCCCCAGCCATATCGCTTTTCCGTCATCACATCGTAAAGAACGTGCGCCGGGTTGTCCGACCAAGTGTAGGCGTTTATATCGTCGTTTATGTTCCTCACGCGCTTCCCGAGAACGTCGAACGTGACTGTCGGGATTCCCTGCCACGGCGGTTCGTACCTCTGATTGCCGTAATCCGGTTCCGGCATTAGGAAGCGGGTCAGGCATACTGCGGTACAGGTGAACCTATCGTTGAACTCCTTATCCACATCGGCCTCGACCGTGACTTCCGTTTCCGGTAACAGACCAAACATCCATGACCGCTTCACGGGGGTACCGAGGGGGGAGATGCTATTTATTTCGTGGAACCAATCCTGCGAACTGCATCCGTTCCTGAAATTGAAATAGATGTAGGGCTTGAGTTTCGTGTCGAGGTAGCCGCTCTGAATGTCCGTCATTCCACTCGTCGCTTGCCATACCTTCGTGTCGTTGATCCATACTCCCCTGAACTGCTCAATTGGCCCCTCGCTTACGCCGTGGATCATGTAAAGGTATCTGTTCCGCTGAACCCCGTCGCTGTCTACCGGCCCCCCAAAGTGGGCATAGACGAGGTTCGACCCCACCCGGCACTCCCCGTAGACGACGGGTATCGGCCGCTGGGAGGTGCGGGTGTTCGTCTTCATCCCCTGACGTTCCTTGGCGGCTTTTTCCATCGCCGCCTTTGCCGCCATCCGTGCGTCATACGCGGCCCAGATGCCGCCCCCGATCATCAGGGGAACGCCGATCCACGCAAGCGACCCGCCCGACGCAATCGTAATAACGGCCCCTACGATGCTAAGAAATGTCCCGCCGCTCAATGTGGATACCTCCTGCAAAGTATCTGCTCTGTACGTCCATGCCGGTCATCCTCAAGATCATCAGTTTTGGGGATACTACCCCCTTGCAGTTCTTAACTTTCACCGTGGAGGCCATCCTCCCCGGCGAGATGAAGATTGCGAACGTCCATGCGTCGTACTTCCCACCAGAGAAAGCAATCGCGTCCCCCGGCCTTGCCTCGTTGATGTCGTAGAAAGGTTCCCCCCGGCCCTGCATATCGAGCCAGTTGTTTATCATATCCCCGCACTGTTCCACGTTGAGCAACGGGCAGTTCCAGAACTCCCGGTGCCCTAACCTGATGCCCGTGCCTTCCCCCACCATATCTCCTTGTCCTCCAGTTCCGACATGTACCTGAACCCACGGAATCTTTCGGTATTCCCGAGGTTGTTGCACGTTTTATAGGACTTGTCGCACAAGGACTGAACCCCGACGTACTGACACCCCGGCGTGGTGGATTTGAAAACCCAGTTGCAGTTGATGGAGTATTGGTTGTAGGGAATGTCCTTGTCCCAGCGGACGAAATCGTTCTTCATCTCGAACAGTATCTGGGCCGTGTTCTGGTCCTCCCGAATCTCCACCATGTCGATGTGTCCCTGAAAGTGGATGTATGGTTCGGTCATGGCAGAGCCGGTCCAGTACGCCTTCCAGATGGTGCATTGTTTTCCCTGCACCGCCTCCGACATGACGGCGGTTGCGATGGATCGATCGATGTTTGCGACGCCGACCCGCACGTTCTTGGGGGTCGGGCCTGTCATATTCTTCACGTTTTCAACGGCGAACGGGAAGCGGTTGTAGAAATTACCGTTGGCAGTCAAGTTGGTTTCGGCATTGGTAAGGTACAGAGGCGTACTGAACTCGAAGTCGATCATGTAGAAAGGAACGTCCCCCAACACCCGGTTGAACGACATCGAAGCGGACACCCACCCACCAACGGGAACATCTCCGCACGAACTCATCTCCGTCATAGTTTCTTCTCCTTACCCCACCAGATGACCTTATCCTCCAGTTCGCTCATGTACCTGAATCCCCGATACCTTGCATCGTTGCCGTATTTGTTGCACATCTTCCACGACTTGTCGCACACGGTCTGGACTCCGGTATATTGACAGCCGGGGGTGGTTGATTTGAACCTCCAGTTGCAGAACATACCGAACCCGTGATTCGGAACCTGATGCGTCCAATTCCAATGATCTGTTTTCAATTCCATGCTCACGCTTGCAGATGTATCGCTCTCCTCTACGTTGAATTGCTCCACTTGCCCATTGAACAGGACGTACGGTTCTGTGTGCGTGAAGTCGTTGTTCCAGTAGCATTTGTATACGGTGACTTCCTTCCCGACGACCCGGTGAAGGATCATTTCCTTCACCAACTCCCTACTGACGTTAGATGCGGTTACTTTCACGGCGTTGGATGGGATGGCGCGGAACTTCACCGGCCCGACGTTCGCCGGGTATACCTGCCATACCTTGCCGCCCCAGTTGAGGGGCTTGTCGCTGTTCTGTAGCGCGATGTAATCGCCGGTCCCGCTTCCAATCCTTATCTTGAACATGTGGAACGGGATGTCCCCGAACTCTCGAGCCGCAGGGGAGAAGGTCAGCGGGGGCCACACATTGGGGGTGTCGTCACAGGCATAGAACGGCATCGATCTGGGGACCGGACGAATCCACGTTATCCCCATGGAGCCGAATAGATGCCCGCTTCCAACTCCGCACTTCGTAAGACTTCTAAGTACGAACGTGAAGTCGTTTGCCCTGTATTTATCTACAACCCCGTTGATCGGGTCGAGGCAGTACAGGTGAACTCCGTCGTTGCAGATGGACGAGTACGCAGGGTCGGCCTGGGGGTTTGTCGCGGTGTGCACCTGAACTATGGTCATGGTGTTTCTGTCGTATTTCAGGATGAGGTTTTTTTCCAGCCCGTACCCCACCGCAAATAGATGATTACTGCATACGGTCACATCGCGGACGTACATCCCGCTTGTCCCCGGCACGTCGTTGCTTACTTCCCTCGATCCCACCCATACGAGCGAATTGGTCATCCAGAACAAATCTCTTGCGGCGAAGTCCTGCGCCATCCAGAGGTAGTTGTTTCCCGTGTCGTATGTGATGCCCCTGAACTCGTACCAATAATCAAATCCGTTAAACCACTGATTCGGGTATACCCCACCCCCGGCGAAGCAGTTCACCTTCATCAGGTTTAGGTTGGTATCGAATCTCATTATCTTATGGTACGAGTAGTTCTGATCCATGACGGATAGATAGGCGTTGCAACTGCCGTCCAGAGTAATGCCCACCGGGTTTATGCCCCAGTCGGGCGGGTCCGGTTCGTACCCGCCGTCGATGCCCCGACCGTTCACATACGGGACTGTCCAGTTATTCAGAATCCCAAGTTGCCAGCAGGACGCGTCCCAACTGCCCATCTTTCTTCCAAACGCGTATTGATTCAGTTGGTTCCTGACGTGCATCTCCGATGTGCCGTACCCCTTGAAATCCGTCCCAGCGAACTGATAGAAGTCTCCGGGGGGTTCACCTGCGCCGGGACAGGCGACGTACATTCTCATGTTGTCCGGAGTGAACCAATCGGCCTCGATCCCTTGCGGCTCGTAGAACATGTTGTCCCGCCCCTCCTGCCCGAATACCTGACGAGGGACGAACTTGGTGTAGTACGCAATCGGGTCGGTATGAAACGCCTTGTGGGTGAAGTTCTTGCTGTCCCACATCCACAAAAGCCCGTAGGGGTCGATGGTCGGGAATTGCGGCCTGAAAAGGTACTCCTCGGAGTCGGTATGAAGCGATGTGGTCAGCGTGTCCCGCGACCCGCAATTCCCCCAACTCTGAACTACCATCCAGCCGCTCCGGGGGTCGATCTGGTTGATGTAATGCCGGGTGGTTCCGTTATTCCCGAACGCGTATACGTACCCGTTATGCGTCGCTATCCCCCTGCCGTTGCTTAATTCCGTCATGAGTCCCGGGGTGCCGACGACGGAGGTATCTAAAAGAGTAAGGCTGTTTGCGTCCCACTTGTGGAAACAGGACGAACCGACGAGAACTCCGTGCAACCCATAAACGAACTCGCTGTCACAGGCAACGTATAGAACCGGGTAGTTCATGCTTGAAACTATCGCAAGGGTTTCGATGGCCGCCTGTTCCATGCAGTTTATGTCGTACATACGAAGAAGATTGGTCGGCGGGTCAAGTGCCTCCGTCCAGAACGCCACTCCCTCTCCGTTGTGCGGATATACTCTCCCGGTATAAACCTTGCCACCAGACGGGTGAACCGCGATGTCGTTGTTCAGGTACCCGTAGAAACCGGGGTACCCTGACGCGGTGTGATGTCCACCCCATCCATTAGGATTTCCGGGCCAGCGGGTGTTGGCAAGAATGGACACGCAGGATTGGAGGGTGAAGGTCGCCCTGTCCCTGACCTCAAAGGATGATCCGTTGTCCGTGCTGTCAACCAGATATATCTTATCGACGTTCGCGCCTTGCCCGAGGAACATTTTCGGGAACCCGAGGGTGTAATTCTTGTTTCCCCAGATGTCGTTCGATTCAAATACCCCGTGGTGGAATCTGTACTCGCCCGCTATCTGGATCGCACCGTATTGGTTCCTGTTGTAGTATGCCGTCACTCCGTGATGTTTTTGGTAATAGTATTCCCCCTCGTTGAAGTACATCGTCCTTGAGTCAACTTCAAACTTGGTCGGGTATATGGGGTATTTTTCATCAAAGTTGTACGACCCGTATTGGTATCTATTGACAGTCCCCAACGCCCCGCGATAGTCGAGGCTTGCCGTCCCCATGCCGACAATCCTGTAGTTCCCGGAATCGGAAATAAGGAGGATATTCCCGTTTATCAGGTCAACTCCGGGGCCGCTTTGCGGGCCGTACAGATGAACGTCCGCGTATGACCACGCATAATCGGGCGCACCTTTCGGTTCGTCGGTTCTTGTCGCCTTGAGGTGAAACTTCGTGTATTGGCTCGGGTAATAGGGGATTGATCCTACCGTAGTGAACTGCCCGATGTACCTGCTGTTGGGGATGTTCTCGTAGATGTCAACGAAGTTGGCATACGAAGTCACCCACGTTACGTTCGTTTTTTCCCCAATCGAAACCGGGTCAGGTATGCACCACGACCATATCTTCGGTACGGGGTAGGATGGGCCTCCACCGCCGGGGGGAATAACTCCACCATCTCCGGGGGGCCAGTCCCCTCCTTCGCAAAGCCACAAACAATTTTGGATTGTTCCGTTTGGGCCGAATCCGAGGTTTTCTACGGTGTCCCCTGCGCCCTCATCGAAGTGGAACTTCATCATGCAATCGCCGTTGTTGAAGGACATCCAAGTATCGCCGTAATGCTCGTACCAATAGGTGAACAGGTCGCTTATTTCCACTTCATCGAACGCCCTGCTGTAGACGAGAACTTCGTCCAAATCCGCTCCCAACGCAAACCATCTTTTGCTACGAGTGGGGTCTTCCTCCCATATACCTTTCCCCCCAACGACGGCGTGTGTCGGATGGACGTTGGTTGGCTCCCAATAATCGCTGTCGTATGCACAACCGATCAGATAGTCGTGGTAACCATCCGTCCCATTCCCCGTATCATTCGCTACCCTACTGCCGGTAGGCGGGCCGAACGTCCCGTTCATTGGGAAAGTTGTCAGCAACCTTCCATTGACGTAGTGCTTGCAGGTGGTCAGTTCCTCGACCGTAACGACAACGTGATACCATTGGTTCGTAAGAAAATTATAGTTTGTCGTCAGGTTGCAACAATCGGGCGCACCATCAGTCCAAGCGTGGTTGGACATAATAAAGTTTCTGGCTATCTGTACGTTTATCTGGCACCTGTACGCCTGATACGTCAAATCCCCGGAAAAGAACACGAACGGGAAATGTTTGTTGTCGTTGTCGGGTGGGGTGGTTAATTCCGCTTCCGTTACCGGATCGTAGATGGAATAGAAGTTATCCTGAACCTGACTACCCATGAAGCGAATCCAGAAACTAACAGTGTGATTTTTACCGAGAGAGGGGAATGTTTCGCTCGGGACATAGATAGTTGAATCGTGTTCTCCGAAGCGTAAACAGCAATTTCCGATAACAGGAGCCATTACTCAATGCCGGGGTGAGTGTTTTGTATCAGGTTGGTTACTTTATTCCCCTTCTTATCGGTAACTTCAATCATCGGGGACACGGGGGGTGCCACGGGGTTTGCGGCTTTATACAGGTCGAGAACCATCCTACGAAGAAAGAGGACGGGTTGCTCGTTCGACTTTCTCGCCTCGTCCCTCACCCATTCGGCGACAACGCTTGGAACCATCAACCCGACACGAACTTCTGGGTAAACTTTATTTGTGCCATCCGGCTTCGGCATACTTCCCCCTTAAGGTTAAACTGGCGGCTCCGGGCCTTGATGCGGCATCCCTTTTGCGCTACCATCCCGGTAAGCAACTGAGCGCGGGACCGTTGCACCGCCAGTTCTTCTTACGCGCCGAGGAACTTCCAGCCCCAGTCGATCTGGAGCGTGTCGCCCGCCGCCTTGTTCACGTTCGGGGCGACTTGCGCGTGGGCGACGAACGAACCGGCTTGCGTCCGCAACCCGACCTCTCCGATGGAGCCGCAGGTCGCCACGCCCGCGCCCCACGAATACCTCCAGAGCGTCCACTCGCCCGCGCCCGAATGGGAATCCACGCGGACGGGGTAGTTGGCAGACACGGCGAGGGAGGACGCGGCGAGGAGCGTCCCCAGACCCGTATCGGCTTTCAGCGGGGCCGTGGTGTTGACCCCGAGTTCGGCCCACATCGAGGCCGGATTCCCGACGATGGAGTTTGCCACGTAGTGCGACAGCCATCTGTCGCCAACCGAGGTGACGAGGTTGTGGATCATTCCCTCCTGTTTCAGCGACCCGTCCGGACCGATCAGCCGGTGATAGACGGCCCCCTGAATCCCGCAGTCGTCGATCGTTCCTTTCAGCCTTCTCTGCAACTCCGCAAGAAACTTTTCCATTGGTGCCCCCTTAAATCAGTTGGAATAACTTCTCTCTGCGCCTGTACGTCAACGAACCGGAAAGACCGTACGCCTCAAAAGCCCCGACTCCCAGTGCCACGCTCGCCGGGTTGGACTGCCAGTCGTGTGTGTAGGACCCCGTGTCAACCCGCGTCAGCCCAGTTACGCTCGCCACGACGGTAGAGGAAGAGTCATAGACCTTTCCCCAAGTCGAGGACGGATCGAACAACACTCCATTTTCATTTTTGAAGGTAATAAGGAATCTGATGGCGTCCCCGTTGGTGTATTCAATCATGTTTCTACCCCCAGTGTTATTACGCTCGGCGTTGCGAGAACGGCAACGAATGGCTGGCAGGACTCCATGCGCACCCCCCTCGTTGCGGATACGGAAACAAACGGCTCGCACGAAGAGATGAATATCATCCTTTTGCAAGCCAACACCAACGACAGCCACGAAATTACAAACACGCGGTGATAATACCATTGTACCACACCAACTTGGTCACTGACAAGTCGGAGGTGGTCCATATAGGCATTCATGGCGGCAAACGTGTCGTCAGGTATGTCAAGTTGGTCCGCGATGGTCCGGGCGAGTAAGAATGCCGCCTGTGCCGTTTCAGTAAGCCCTACGTCCTCCCCCACGTAACGGATAAGTTGTTTGTATATTTCATCAAAGTCCGACACCCCGTAGGCGTCAGTTACCGCCCTCGCGGCGTTCAATACTCTCGCGGCCACGTCCTCCGTGCCCACGTTCTCCGATAGGTACATGTTGTATACGAACCCAACCAAGGTAAGGATAGTAAAGTCGGACACCCCTATGTTTTCATATACGGCCCGCATGAACGCGGCACCGCCACCCAACGTGTCCACCACCCCCACCGGGCTGGCTTGAGAACGGAACATGTTCTTGGCAAAGAAGTGGAAGTCCGACATTCCGACCGTGGCTTCCACGATCCTGCCGAACTGTCGCGCCCATGCCCTGCTATCGGAAACACCAATAACGTCTGCCATATTAACGAGAAGGATCAGAGTCGATAATATGGACTGGGCATCTGGAACGCTCACCGCCTCGGACAGACCACGGTATACGCCAGATATTTTCGCTATGTAATCCTCAACCCCTTCGGAATCCGCAATCCCGCGAATCATCATCTTGGTCAGGGTGCGAGCGTCGGCAACTCCTACCTGCTCGCTCGGGTTCCGTGGCTGGAACTGATGATGATGAACGCCGTACTGGGTGTCATCGTCGTCAACGGATACCGATTCAGCCAAGGCGCGAAGCAGAACGATAAGGGAAATCTTCTCAATAACATCGGATACGTTCGCCGTATCGGACATTGACCGAACGAGTTG